GATTTGACAGTAGGTGATTTAGTATCAGTAGATGGTTTTGTCACGTTAGAAGTGCCTGTGTTAGTCTTAGGTTTGACTTTCTTATGTTTGCTTTCGCCCCAGTCATCCATATCCAAAACTTCATCCTCGAACCAACTCATTTCTTCATCGTCATCTTGAGATTGTTGTGTTTGAGGTTTTTGGATTTGATTAGATTTTGCACCACAGCCCGATAATATTAGAATTGGAATAATTGATAAGGCAAGTAGTTTTCTCATTTCTTTTATGTATCTCCTTTTTTATTTTTTATGCATATACTAATAATACTCTACTTTATTATAAATGTCAATATTTTATTTCTTACTTTATATAATCCCTTTATTAATTTTTTCACCTAATTTACTAGCAGTTCTTATACTCTCATCGTCCTCTAAACAAGCGTCGAATTTACCTTCAATGGCTTGTGCTTCTGCCATTTTGCGTTGATATCTCTTAATAATTCCGTTCTCACAACTATTTTCGTAATACAAATGATAAATCCTATTTTCTAATGTACTATTGGCCCTATAACCCCTTCTGATACTTTGAGCTATAGTTTCATAATGATAAGATGGCATATAAACCAAAAACGTACTTAAATAAGTTAGATTTAATCCCACCTCCACTAATTTGGCATTCGTGAGTAATACTTGGAAATCATCTTTTTTCTTGTCTAATAATTCTTTCCGATCATAAGTTGCTGTCGATGTCTTCAACGTAAATATTTTTAAATTATTTTTTAATAACAAAGATTCAATTCTTTTAGAAATTGTATCTCCATTCATGTATTCGCCACCACCATTGAAGTCAACATAAATACAACACTTTCTACCTTCTGAAACTTCTTGTAAGATAATGTCTAATAATTTTTGTTCTTTAGGTAAAATGCAATCACTAATACATTTTGGTTGAACATGACTATAAATTTCTTCACCACGATTAATAGGAATGCTATTCCAATCAAAAGGATTATTTACATAATGTTTTACAATCGAATCTTCATACATCTTTGCATTAAAAGCATTAGCAGATTTAATATCATTCCACAGATTGCTCTCTAAGCGTTCCATTTCATCTGTTTGACTGATAGGTACATAATACTCATTTAAGTCTGGCAAATCCTTTCCCAGATCGTCAAGTGTGGCGAATATATAGTTCTCTACAAGATATTTACTGAACACAATTGGATTTACGCCTTCTATCTCTACGAAAGAACTATCTTTAATTTCACTACGACCTGAACGATAATATTCACCATCTTTCTTTTTAGATATTGCCATTAATGTTCCATATGTCTTAATAAACTTATCCATTTCCATAACATCGTTTGCTTTGAGTTTATTTGGTATTAATCCTAATAATAAACTGTGGAAACTCGAACTATATCCTGAATTACTTGAACCACTGAGCAATAATATTTTCTTAGCATAGTTAAATAATGTTCTTGTTGCTGAACCGATTAAACTTTCGGAATTTCGATTCTGGTGGGATTCATCGATCACGACACTATCAAAATGAATATTTTTAGTTTTAATAAATCTAATCAAACTACTTTTCTTGGTTTTATCATATGTACTTTGCCATAAAACTGCATCACAATTAGAACATTTGTAATTTGATTTCTTAGGATTACCTTCAAAGTCTTTAGCAGTAAAGAATACATCTTCCTTTTTTCTTAATTCATTTTGTAAAGGTCTACCACAATCAGGACAACATGCAATTGTAATTTTCTCTTTGACTTCATCTATGCTGTGATAATATCGACCATGCTCAACTTCTTTTTTATGCTTAATTTCCATGGTTCTAATATTTACCCCAGATACTCTTTTTGCATCTAATTTAAAAGTTTCTTTTCCTACAAGGAAATATGTTGGTTTATTAAAATGTAATAAAGTTTTATTGTAGATTTTAATAAATTCTGATGTTTTCTTGATTACATGAATATCTACTTTGTCTCCAATACTTAATTTTATTTCATCTTTCCATTGAGATAACGTAATGGCAGGAGCCATAATTAATGTAACATAGTTTTGTTTATTGGGATATAAATGACAATGGTTAATTTTAGTTGCATTCATCGTCTTCCCAAAACCTTGACTTAAAGCTAGATATACAAATCGACTTCTCTTTAATACCTCTAACCCTGCCTGAATAATTGGAACTTGACCATCGAATGGTTTCATTTTCCCTTCAAACATTTTCTGATTAATATTCTTAGGATCAAACAAAACTCTAACATTCTGCTTCAATCTTTCTTTAATCGGATTCAAAAATGCAAATATATATTCCTGAACATCTTCAATTTTACTCCAATCAAAATCTTCCTCATATCCCTCTAACGTCAAAGCATTTAAACTTTGCTTAAACCAAGTTATATTAATTTTGTAAACTTTTAAACCAGTATACAAAGGGTTGTTAGTATAAACAGTACATTCGCTAACACAACCATAATTACTACTATAACTACTTTTATATTTAGCATTTGTTTCTTCATCTTTATCTAAAATCATTTTAACAATTTCACTTGTGACAGGTAAATAATGAATATTCCTCAAATATTTTGTGATAATCTCATTCTTATCTTCATTATTCCAATTAATACAGTAATCATTTATTTTTGTATTGTAAATAATTGTATGGGTTAAATCATTTTCCATTCGATCAGATTTATATCTATAATGATTTTCCCTACCGTATAATGTTTGCTCAAAGAAAATATCTTCTCTATCTCTTAATGAAATATGATAAGAATGAGAGATTAAATCAGAACATATTTTTCTATTTTTGATATGTAGATCGCATAGAGAAATTAATATTGGATCATTAGAATCTAATATAACTAAATCAGCATTACAGTTAATTGTATTTTTATCTGTTGTTCTAAGGTATGGAATCACTATTACTCACCACCTAATTCCTTTATGATCAATTTACCATTATCAGAGCATAAGACATTTAAATAGGGTAAACTCATTTTAATAATCTTTGTTTCTGTGAAACTATCCCCATTTTCATCCTTATATTTACTTATTTCTTTTTTCTCAATACTCTTTGTACCTCCAATTGCAACATGCCTACCAGTACCATCTTCTAAAGATATTTCACCATTAATCATTCCTGATGCAAGTAAATTACTAATCTCACCTAATTTAAGTGGTTTAGGAACAACTAATTTTTCTTCACCTAAATCTTTTAATTCAGTAATTCCTTTTACCCATTTCCATATTGAGTCATTTTTACTGATATGAGAAGTGGGAGATTCAATATATTTATTATTTTCTTTTGCAGTATCATAATCAATATAAGGATAATTCATTGATTGATAAGTGTTGTATTGTGAGAGTTTAAATTCTGGCTCAGATTCTATTATTGCTTTTACTTCATTGTATTGTTTAGTGAAATCCATTGCTTGCATAGTGTTTGATAAATCATAGGGAAATCTCTTTAGTTTTGCTATGAAAATGTATTGTTTAAATTTAGCATATTCCTCTGGATTAGTTTTATAGATTGAGTTCTTTAGGACATCGAAGTTTTTAGATAAGATGTCAAGGGAATCTAGAAAATCATCTTTACGGATTACAAATGCTATGTATCCTGATTTGTAATCTTTTGATGTATTGGGGTTATAGAGAATTTTTTTGTCTAGTAGCATTTGAATATATCTTTTGCAATTCCTCTGACCATTGGATGAAGAGTAAGGAGGATTCATTAAAAATAAAGCAATTGAATTACGAGGAAGATTTAACTCCTCAAATGATTTATTATACTTGTCATCAATATTTTCATTGTCTTTAAAAGAGTTGAATCGATTCGTTTCCAATTCATTTGAAATTAATAGAATATCATTACCTCTATCATCTTTGGGGATAATTGTTTTGAAAGTCTCTAACCATTTTGATTCTCCAGCAAAACCATCACAGATTGTAGTAGGAAAATTGTTTTTAAAATTTATTTGATATGTGAAATATGTTTTAATTAGATCATACTTCTTTTCATTAAGCCATTTATCAAAAATAGCGTATCTTATTGGAATATTATTATCTGCACTCTGTATAAAGAATTCATTATATTCCTCTTTGCTCATAACATATTCTTTTAATGATCTTTGTTTAATATAATCCATTTCTATATTACCTAAGAGTCCTAATAAGCGATGAGTTTCGAATTCATCCGTGGGGTAAAACATGAGGGATTTTTCTGCGTTTAAACTATTTCCCATTATTAATTTACCTCCAATTCTTTCGATAATATATCTTCTATATTATCGAAATCCCAATATGGTATTCTAATAAGTCTAATATTATTCTTTTCACAATATTCATTTTTTAATTTATCGTGATATTGCTGTTTTTCAAATTTATAATCTGAAATTATTTTTCTATAATGAAATTCTCCGTCAAATTCCAATAGGAATTTTAATTTTGTTTTTTCTTCATTTTCAAATATTGCAAAATCAAATTTTAATACAAATTTTAAATCTGAGACTAAATCATTAAAGAAATATTGAGGATCAAAAAAGTATTTTTTCTTTTCCAATATTTCTTTACATCTTTTTTCTCCTTTGCTTTTATTACATTCAGGACATTCATGACCTTTTAGAAAATTATAAGGTATTACTTTCCATTTATGCATACATTCACTTATATTATGTATAACCTCTATGGGAGTATCAATATTAATATATTCACCTAATACAATATATTCATCTTTATATAATTTGTGAACAGAATCTTTAAATATGTCTAAATTAAAAGGTACTCCTCCATAACATTCTGGACAGCGAGATTTCAGATTTATAAAGGCATAAGGTGCTACCATCCATTCATATCCACATATATTATGTTTCATTAAGACCTTTGTTGGAGCTGTTACATATTTTGTTAACACGGAATATTCATTATTCGGATGCATTTCTTCAACTTCTTCACAGAATTTATCATGAGTCTTAGTTATTTTTATTTTCATTGATCCTCTGCCACAAGTATTACATTGTCGTTTATTTGCGTCTTTAAATCTATGAAAAGTTACGTTAAATATATTTTCACATTCACATTGTAATTCTAACATTGATTCACCATTTATATAATCTTCTTCCTTTGATAGTAGTTTACATTTTGAGTTTTCTTCTATAAATTCTTTTGTTTCAATATAACTTCTTACAATACAATTACTACATTTACGACATTGTCTTTTATTATGATCTTTGAATATATAGAAAGTAGTATTAAATAATTCTCCACAATTGCATTTAATACTTAAATCAGATTTATGATTCTTATAATTATTTTTAGCAGTCATCAATTTACAACCACTATTACTATCTATTTCTATAAATTGTTTTACTTCACTATGGGTATAAACGTGTTTTTTAGAACAAACATTGCATTGTTTTTTATTTTTATGTTTAAAATTTATAAAAGATGTATTGAAATTTTTGCCACATTTGCATTTTATTTTTAATTTATCTTTTGTAGTCATTTTCTCTTTTTTGTATTCCTCTTCTGAAGTTAAAAGATCGCAATTATTTTCTTTTATATAGTCAAAAATATCTGTATAAGGTATACTTATTAAATTATTTCTGTATTCATTTGAACATATTTTACAAGTTTTTTGATTTTTATTTTGAAAGCTGTTCCAATTTACGGAAAAATCATTTGTACATTTACATAATACTTTAAACTTAACTCTACTATTACCTAAGTTCTGTTCTATTTTTAATTGTTCAAATTCTTTTTCTGAAGTTATTAATTCACAACCATTTCCTGTTATTTTATTATTTATAAATTCTTTTATTTTATTATAACTTAATGCTCTATTATTCATTTTATCATTCCCTTTCATCAATATCAATTCTACCAA